AATGAATTTAAAGTTTCCCAATAATCATCCATATCAGTAACGGTGTTATCCATAAACTTAACAACATTATTAACTTTGTTCTCTTCAGCTTTTTTACCTCTCATGTCTGCATCTTTCATATACTCACCTGTAGACCAATTGTTAAACGCTACCGAAAAACCATTCTTGTATGCTGAACTTTTAGAAGACATATCTGGTATTTGTGGTGCATAAAATTCTCTTAAGGTTTGTTTTTCATAATCATAGTCACCCATGCCTGCTCTAATTTTAGCGATAGCTTCACCCGCTTGAAAACGACCTACATTACCTTCGACAACTGAGGTTGCCCATTTGTTAGATAGTATTGGGTCGTTGCCTTCTAAGATGTAAGCATTTAGTTCTTCAGGAGACATTGTAGTTTTCAAATATTCTAATTGCTCTTCAGCTTTTTCTATTTGCTTCTCTTTATATTTTGGAACAGCATTACTAACAGCTCTGTCAGTTTCTCTTAAAGTTTTTACTAGTTGTGTAAGTGAGTTCTCATTCCCAGGATTAACTCGTCCAGCAAAACTAGAGCCCATATATTTATTAGTAACTTGTGATTTGTAAGCCATTATGTTGTTGTCCCATAAGTATCAACTGCTGCATTACCAACTCTAAGAGCTAAATCTGTAGAGTTTGGCATATAAACAGGAGCTATATTGTTATAAATTCTTGACATATTTGCATAAGCATCGGTTCGTTGATTGTTTAACGTAATCATGTCGCTTTCAAAACCAAATGCGATGTCATTATAATCTGCATCAAATACTGTGCCGACATCTTGTGCTACTCTTAGTGCATTTCCAAAGCCTGAATTCTGTGCTTTAGCTAAATCTTTCATTCGTTTTAATTTTGCACGAAACTCTTCTGTACCTTTTTCTCTAGCTGCTTGTCCTCTTTCAGTTTCAATCTTAGATAAATCATTAAGATACGCTTGGTCAGCGTTAGCTCTTGTTTTATAATCTGCATAAGCTTGATTAGAGGCTTGTTGTCGTTGCTCTTGCCATCCTGAAACAGCAGTCCCAACCTTTAAAGCTCCGATTGCTAATGTAACCGGGTCAACTCCACACATTATGTCATCTCCTTAATCATTAATAAAAATGGTATTTTTCCATATCCGTATTCTGGAAATTCTTCTTTAGGTTCAAAGTTAAGTCGTTGTAACCACTTCAATGAAACCCAATTTCTTTTGTCTACAAAGTTGTAAAGGTACTTATAGCCCTTACCCATCTTTGCTATCCAATATGGATTTTGTTTAATAAATTCTTTTCTATGTTTTAATAAAACTTCACTTGATAATAACCAAGCACAACCAAACTCAGGGTCTGGTGTTGGTACGCATCCAAACATTCCAATCACACCTTCATCACCCACTCCCATAATTGTATAGTTACGAGCGCCTTTAACAGTAAACGGTATGACCAATGCTTCTAATGCACCGACATTATCTGAAGCCTGTATTTCTTGTCTGTCTTGCTTACGCATTGTCTTAGATAAAACTAAAACATCTTTAAGTTCAGCATCCCTAACAAAAGGTTTCTCCATTAAATACGTCTTGACCTTCTGTGATAGAAACCTTCAACTTCTGCCTGAGAAATTTGCACAGGTAGATGACTGTCACTTATAATTTGACAGTTAAAATCTGTATTACGAGCCGCTATCGGTACACGCAGTTGACCTGTTAAGATTGCTGGAGCTCCTACTTGAGAATTCGATGAACCAATTACATAACCAGTCATTTGCGTTATATCAGTCGGTCTGTTTGCGGGTGTTGTAGATACTCTAAAATAACCCGTATTATTAAAATCAAATGTAATAGTTCTTATCTGATATCGACCAGAACTAATTGCTAGTCTTCCTCTTCCTGTATCCTCACGTACATATTGTGGTGATAGTTCATAAGTTGAAGTAAATGGAATGCCTATAAATAAATTTGGAACATTGCCTATGACAGTATAAGTCGCACCACTTGTATTAGTAGCGGCATAGTTAATACCTGTATCTCTTTCTACAGCAATTAAATTTGTTTTTGCACCATACGGTGATGTGAAAGTTGTTAAACCTGTACCTGCGCTATATGTGCCTGTCACATTTGCTTTTAAATCTACATAAACTTTAAATGATAAAGTTGACTCTTTTAAATTCTGTAAATCAATTCTACATAACTTAGTAGTCTGACCTTCTGCAGCTAGAACATATAAATATGACTCTAAACTAACAGCACCTAATATCTTTACACCTTCAAATACCCACTTCGACCACGCAGTTTGTACTTTCTCTCCCTTATCAAAGAAATATTTATAAACAAAAATTGTATCTGCATTTACAGGAGCAACATTTGAACTTGTATTGTACGGTGCAACTTGGCTGTCATTGTCATCGTGACATAGTACAAACAATGTATCTTCAATGTTGTTACTGATAATTTGGAAAGCATTCTTAGGTATTAGTGTTTGAACAGCAACTGTGACATCAATACCGTCATTGGTTAATGTATCATCATCTGAATAGTATTCTCTAATAGCTGTATTGTTGTTTCGCGGTTGTGCGAAGTATGCAAATCTTCCTGCAGCAATAGGTTGAACTTGGTCATCGTGTTCAAAGGTTGACACTGCATTTAAAATTGCAGTTGTTGGTGTAATAGTGTCTCCCGCAGTATCTAACTTAAATTGTTGTGTGTCAGAAAATAACAATAGTGTTTCGTTAAATGCTACAGAGTTCTTTAAAGTATTAACTTGAGTACCTGAAGCAGCAATATCAATTGGGTCAGTATCTAAAACTTGAGTAACAGTAGTAGAAAAGAAATTAAAGAACCCGCCATTCTCTGTGAAAATTAGGTTTTCTCCTGCTAACAGACCAAGTCTATTTTTATAAAATGTTAAATTCTGTATAGGTTGCCCTACAAATGATGGATTAGGGTTTGTTGTTAAATCACCACAAATGCGGTCTCTAAAATCTAGTTGTTTAAATGTAAATGTACCGTTGTTGTTATTCACTAAGGCATGAGGCATTTTAGAATTATCTAATCCTAATGAAACCCCGGGAGCAATAGTTTCAGACCAAACACCGTTACCTTGAAACGCTACAAAATAATCTGTAAGTTCATCACCTTCATCACCTGTAACTTTAACCTTAACACCAGTCTTTCCGTAATATGGTAGACGACTAAATGTTTGTATTTCATCTCTGACCACATACATAGCCAAGTTACCTTGACCATCTGCAGTATTTACTGTGTAGGCTGCGTTACCATTTGTAGGCTTCCCATAAATAACTGAGTCATAACTTTCAAAAGTAAAATAGTTAGTGATACCTGAATAGTTTGCAAGGCCTTGAGTTGTTGATAGCGTTGCATTGGTATCAGTACGTACAGTTTTAAATCCTATTTGTGATGCACTTGCATTCCAAAATTCACTAGAAGTACCATTCAATAAAATATCTTTAATTTTGTTTGTATCACGAAACGAACTATCAGTTGTGGCGTCATTACCTGAAGGCATTTGAAAGACAACTGCAATTTCATAAGACATACTAGGATGCTTAACAGTTACTCTATATTCAATTCCGTATTGAGACTTTGCTACATTAATTAAAAACTCTTCTACCTTGGCAGCACTTGAGCTGCTATCAGCAACAGGCAGAATTGATTTGTTGGCAATAAATGTAAAGTCAGCAACACTGACGCAGTTAAAATCTTCTCTTGGATTAGTCGAAGCTAAATATGTAACTCCATTTGGTGTGCTTACAGGATATGAGTTACCATCAAGGTCATATACTTTTATACCTTGGTGATAAAACGTAACGATAAAACGCGATGTAGCATCACGATTAATATTCCAAAACTTAATAGTGTTTGGATATGTGTTAGTTGCATCTAAAGTTTTCACAAATTCTAGCGGAGGTCTTTTAGTTAAACCTTCCACAATATTATTCTGAAAATTAATCTGGTCTGTACCCTGATTAATACCTCTTTGTGTTGGAGTTTGCTCACTCATTCCATTTAAAAAGTTAGGAATGGTTTGAGATACAACAGGCATTAATAAGTCCTTCTAGGTGGTCTATTAATTATCGAATAAGTGTTGGCATCCCCTTCCAATATATTAGCGTCTGCTGAACGGCTGTCAGCTTGCTGAAAACCGATGTATGCTTCTTGCTCATCCTTGCCTACAAGGCTAGCCAATTCAGTGTCTCCAACAACACGCGCTGCAAAGCGTCTACTTGCTTTGGCTGTAATATAGCGTCTTGCATATTCTGGGAGATGTTCAAATTGTTGAACGAGAACTACATCAATAGTTGGTGCACTTGTAAATATATCTGTGTGATTATCCATATCGTATAAAAAGCCATCACGTATTACGTAATTACGATTGCGGTTAGCGGCTGAGGCATCAGCTTGAACACAGTTAACAGGTAAGGGTATTTTACTAGTGTCATCTACTGTCACTACATAGTTATAGTGTGAGTTAAAATTCCAGCCCATTGATTGCACAGACATAGAACTTTCATCCAAAAGATTTTTAGCGATAGATACATCGACAGTTGTATCACCTTGAAGAGTATTGATAGGAGCTTCTCCTATAACACTCAACATAATGTTTACTGCTTGTAACTCTGAGGTTGGTGTGATTTGTGTTGCCATAATAATATAAAAAAGAGAGGGAGGAATTAACCTCCCC